ACGCACACATTTAACAGTAAAACACTGTTAGACTTGCCTATGAATGACTACGATACTGTGTATGTGGCCGCACCTAGTAGTAATAGAATATGGGTTGGTAAAAATCCAGATGCAGACACTGCCAGCACTGAAATACTATTACGCTGTTTGTTAATGACTAAAACTAAACGCATTGTATTAATATCCACTTGTGACACACAGGTTAATCCAGATACCGTCTATGGTGCTAATAGATTAAAATTAGAAAACTTAGTCAAAGGATGGTATCATTACTATCACATTGTGAGACTACCTAGTCTAATAGGCGATGACATTACTAAAAACATTATCTACGATATTAAACATCAAACACCCTGGGTAGATAAAATTAATTTAGACACTGTTCAACAATGGTATTGTTTAGATGATTTAGAGCAAGACTTAAAAGATATTATGTCTACAACTGATATGACTGTAACTAATCTTGTGAGTGAGCCAATCCCAAACAGAGACATTGTAGCAGAATTTTATAAGCCCAATGATGAATTAATGATTGGCACAAAATATAATCTAATGCCATACAAATACACCAAGGAAGAGATCTTTGAAGCAATACGTTTATATATGCGGTGATAGTTTTACTGTAGACGATCAAGACTATGATCATATACCTTGGACTAAACAACTAGATGCAGTTAGTTTAGGCAGTGTCTGTGCAAATAATCAATTGATAGCTCTGCAAGTAGAACATGCAGTCAAACAACAGGCTAAGTTTATTATAGTTGAGTTTACATCAGTCACACGTGATATTGTACAGTACACAGATCAAAAACAAGATAAGTTATTAGATAGATTTTATAGTCTAACTGAACAGGATAACTCAAACAAAGATCTAACAAGTTATACAATATGGTCAACTAAGACTGCCTTAGCACTCTCACAAGAACAAAGAGATCAATTAGATAGTTATAATAAAAACTTTTTTGATATTAATGTTGCTATACACAGAGATCGTCTTATCATCGAAGCAACTCTACAGAGATTAGTTGATTCAGGCATACCATTTAAGTTTGATCAAGGTGGCTTCGAACATCCTAGTTATGGTGGCGTAGGAACGTATTTTACCAAATATAATCAATATCGCAGTGAGTTATGCCTTTGGGATTATGCAGACACACGTACACACAGGCCTTACTATCATATTACTGATCAAACTGTACACAATAATTTGGCCAATTATTATCAAAAGGCCATTGACAAACATTAAATACTCATATAATATAACAGCATAAAGGAGAAAATTTATGTCAGATTCAATTACATTCAGCGGTGATCAAAAACTTAAATTAACACAGTTGGTTAACGAAGGTATGCAGGTCATGCGTGAAGTTGAAACACTTAACGAAGGTCTACGTGACACTGTTAAAGCAGTAGCAGAAGAATTACAGATCAAGCCTAGTATTTTAAACAAAGCAATTAAAGTTGCACACAAAGCAGATTTTACAAGAGAACAACAAGACCATCAGTTGTTAGAAGACATCTTGTCAACTGTTGGACACACGTTATAATTGGAAAATGTTAAGCAATTCTGGAAGAAAAGTTACACATCAGATCCTGTAGCATTTGGTGCTGAGCTTACTAGTTTTGTTTTTACAGTTGCGGCCAGTTTATATTTGGCCATAACAGCAGATGCACCTGATATGCGTTATGTATATCCAGGATTTATGATTGGTGCCGTAGCAGGTGCATACGGATATTTACGCAGAGGACTTGCGTGGCCTTTGATGCTAACAAGTTACTTTACTTTGGTAAATATATTTGGATTTGGTGTTGCCATCGGTTGGTGGTAACGGTTTCGCAGGCCTAACCTGCATGTAGTGGTTAATCAGCCTAAATTGATTGGAATAAATGATAATAAAGAATACATGGCAAGGCTATTGGAGTCGTCACCATACACATGAGTATGGTATGTGCTTTCCGGATCATCAAAATAAAAAGTTCTGGGTAAACATTCCTAAATGTGCTACTGTCTGGGGCAAAAAATGGGCTTCAGCAAATCAACTACGTCCTAACAATTATCACCACGAAAAATATTTAGAACAAGATTATCAACCTATTATCTTTCTCAGAGATCCACTAGAACGATGGTATACTGGTATTGTTGAATATATTTTTAGACAAGGTGTACTGGCTAAAAATGTATCACAACTCAACGAGGACTTTCTAAGTCTACTAATAGAAAGAATAGCATTTGATGAACACACTGAAGAACAGATAATGTTCTTAGAAAATATTGATATACATCAAGCAGTATGGTTCTGTGTTGACAACAATTTAATCAAAAACTTTCAACACTACTGCAACAATGTACTAAAACAAGACGTGGAATTAGTACCTAAAGTAAAAATGCACAAAGCAGGCCCACATCATCAGAAACTAAAAAATCTAGTACAACACAGTGTTGAAAATTCAGAATATCGTATTGGTGGCAGTAAGATACCTGTGGTAGATAAAATAAAGGACTATTATAGACTTGACTACCAACTGTATAATAGTGTAAAATACTATACTAAAGGAGAGAAATGAGTTACATAGACGCATATTTTGATAGACAAGCAGACAAGATTCATGTCGTAGAGCGTAAGAATGGTGAACGCCAATTCCAAACGTATCCTGCTGAATATGTGTTTTATTATGCTGATCCTAAAGGTAAACACAGATCAATATACAATGACCCTGTTACTAGATTTAAAACACACAACGCAAAAGAGTTTCATAAAGAACAACGTATCAATAGTGATAAAACATTGTATGAGTCAGACATTAACCCTGTGTTCCGTTGTCTTGCTAACAATTATCAAAATGTTGACTCACCAGAACTTAATGTAGCGTTTTTCGATATTGAGGTTGACTTTGATCCAGAACGTGGATATTCAAGTCCGGCAGATCCATTTAATGCTATCACAGCAATATCTGTTTATTGTACTTGGTTACAAAAAATGATTACACTGGTACTTCCGCCACCTAAAATGAGCAAGGAAGAAGCAGAAGCAACTGTGGGCAAGTTTGAAGATACTTACTTGTTTGATCGTGAAGAAGATCTATTAGAAACATTTTTAGGTATTATAGAAGATGCTGACATACTAAGTGGTTGGAACTCAGAGGGATATGATATACCCTACACAGTTAATCGTGTTACTAGAGTGCTTAGTAAAGACGACACACGCCGTTTTTGTTTATGGAACCAGTTTCCTAAGAAGCGTACATTTGAACGCTTTGGTGCAGAGAACATTACATTTGATATCATTGGTCGTGTACACATGGACTATATGCAACTGTATCGTAAGTACACCTATGAAGAACGTCATTCATATTCACTAGATGCTATTGGTGAGCATGAACTACAAGAACGTAAAACACCCTATGAAGGTACACTAGATCAACTATACAACAATGACTTTGAAACATTTATTGAGTATAACAGACAGGATACATTACTGCTTAAGAAACTAGATGATAAACTAAAGTTCTTAGATCTAGCAAATGAACTTGCACACGCAAACACAGTGCTACTACAAACAACAATGGGTGCTGTTGCTGTTACAGAACAAGCAATTATCAACGAAGCACATGAGCGTGGCATGGTTGTTCCTAATAGGAGAGAACGTTTAACAGATGAGGATACACAGGCCGCAGGTGCTTATGTAGCATATCCTCGCAAAGGCCTACATGATTATATTGGTTCCGTTGATATTAATTCACTGTATCCAAGTGCTATTCGTGCATTGAACATGGGTAATGAAACTATTATAGGACAACTGAGACCTATAATGACTGACAGACATATCAAAGAACAACAAGCAAAAGGTAAATCATTTGCGTCAGCATGGGAAGGTCTGTTTGGTAGTTTAGAATATGAAGCAGTAATGGCCAAAGAAGTTGGTACTGAAATTACTATTGATTGGAATACTGGTGAGGAAAGTGTACATTCGGCGGCTGAAGTATGGAAAATGATATTTGATAGTAATAGGCCCTGGATGTTAACTGCTAACGGTACAATATTCACTAATGAAGTTGAAGCAGTAGTACCTGGACTACTTAAACGTTGGTACGCAGAGCGTAAAGAACTACAGGCTAAGATGCGTAAATGTACAGACGAAAAAGAAAGAGCGTTCTGGGACAAACGACAGTTAGTTAAAAAGATTAACCTAAACTCATTGTATGGTGCTATCCTTAATCCTGGTTGTAGATTTTTTGATAAACGTATTGGGCAGTCAACTACCTTAACAGGACGTGCTATTGCTAAAC